GCTATTAGGAAATTTTATTTTTGTTGCTGATACCGATGGGTCTGCATCTTCTTCCTCTATTCTGGTAAATAATTGAGGCATGGCAAATAAGGGAAGTGGCGTTATGCTAATTATTACCACAGTAATCATAAAAACTAATAATATGAGGCCGGTATAAATTTTTCTTTTTAACATAAATTTCACCCCCATTATTCAACCCAAAAATAAAAATAAAGTGTTACTTGATCACCGGCATCACCTATATCACTGATAGCAATATTGAATTCATTCAGTACAGGGGGGTAAACACCCATAGGCGTTATCATATCCGGCCAACTGTCAGCAGTATGTGATAAACTTGTGCCTGTATAAATAGACATTCCCCAATAGTTTGTTATTGTAATATCGAATGCTGCATTCGGAGCAACGCCGCCAGAGCCAGGGTCAATGCCCATCTTATAAAACGTGCCGCCCTGGACTTTACTTTTAAGCGTAGTATTTGCTATCCTTGCAATAATATCTGTTGCAGATAGAGCGTTACCATCAGATGTGAATCTCATCCCGAAAGCGGCATAATTACCTTTGACAATACCTGTTCCGGGGTTTACCTGCCCAATACCCCACACTGCAAATGCAGGCATTGGCCATACAAGGATTATGACTATAGCCGCTATAAGTACAGACAAAAAAACCTTAAATTTTTTCATGTTATTCTCCTTGAAAACCTCATCCTATGAACATGGTAGTTGATAATAGTCTCCAGTAAAAAGGGGTGAAAAGGCTCGCGGGATAACCGTCCGCCTTCTCTTGAATTCAACTGTCTTTTCTAAAGCTTAAGCATCCACCTCTTCCCATAAATAACTGAACTGGAATGCCGCCGTAGTTGCCGTAGTTGTATAAGTACATATCGCTCGACCCGGAGGTAAGATAATACTCCCGTCAATGTTATATACCTGTGGGCCTGCACCGTGCCACGTTGAAATAGCTCCAGTCCCGTAAGTAGACACGACTCGCTCAAGCACAGGGGATACAATAGTTGCGCCATCATCAGCATAGGCAACACTGGCCCCTGCGGCATATTTAGCACACCGAACAGTAATCGCCGCAGCAAAATCACTATCTGTTGCTGCCATCAAACCAATAATACCCTCGTCTGGGCCGACTACAGATAGAGCCCAACCGAACTGCAATAAAATAAGTAATTTCCCTGAACCTGTGGGGTTGGCAACCCCTAAGCCCGTCCAGGTTGTTGCCGCCGCCGCTGTGGTAGCAACTGCCGCACTGTTGGCAACGGAGAAAAGCCTGCCATGACGAGCAGCATCGGTATATTGACCAGCCGTATTAGTAACAAGTGCCCCGTCATTATCAGCTAACTGCACTGCCGTTAATGCCCCATCTTTTCTTCCTTCAAATTCCATGATTATTCTCCTCTTTTAATTGCTACTAATTCAGCCATTGATTCTTTAGTAGCTATACTTTCAATTAAAATTTGCTCTAATAATTGCCGTTGACTATTACCAATATCTACAGCCTTTGAGAGACTTAAAGGTGCCGAAAGATCCTCATACCAATTCTTGTTTACGAATATCCACTGTTTACCTGTGTCCATCTCCAAATAGGTAGAGCCTTCTCTGACATCACCAGAAGGTTTGGTATCATTTTCTAAGCCCTTCCATCTTTGGATTGTAGTAATCAATGATACTGCCATAGCACCCTCCTTCTACGCTCTACTCTGGTAACAACGTACATAATCAATCAGCATAGTCCCTGTGCCTGTATTGTTAGTTGATTTTATCTTGCTCACATTAAAATAGGGCTGCACTTTCGCTTCATCTGAACTCAAAGTAGTAGACATATCAGATGTTCCGACTAACGTTTCATCAACATAGAATTTCACCGCTGATGTATCAGTACAATCTATGCGATAGATATTGTACGTGCTGGCTACAAGGGTTGTGCTTGCGTCATTATCGTCATCATCAGTATCACCATTGTCTGTTTCCCATAACAAGGTTGTCTGCGCTCCGCTCTCAAGTCTGAACCATGCATTCGTCGTAACATTATCAAGAGGCGTCGCGTGTGATGATGCAAGCCCCCAAACTGACTGAACGGTTTGCGTTCCTGTAGTGGGCAAGGTGGTGAATGTTAATCGTGCTTCAAATATAAGCCCCTGAGCCATGCTTAGACACAAATTATCACCAAAATGCATAGCGATAATTTGTGACTCATCAGTGTTATCTAAACCAAGAGCCATTGCACCGTTTACCACATCGTCTGAAAGTGCCGACACAAGAGTACCCCCTGTTTTTACCGCAGTCGTACCCCAGAAGGTTGTATTATATGCCTCTCCGGTAAAGTCATCATAAAGTTGAACAGGGTACATGCCTTTCAGTGTTTCGCCGTTCGATTTATCATAAAATACCTGCCTACCATATGCCCATCTGGACCAATCTGCTTTTACTATACCCATGATTAGCCTCCTTTATGACCGGCTCTGGTAACAGCGAACGTAATCAATTCTCATAGTCCCTGTGCCTGTATTATTTGCTGAAACAGCCTTACTGATATTAAAATACGGCTGCACCTTCGCTTCATCTGAACTCAAAGTAGTTGCCATATTAGAAGTACCGACTAAAGTTTCATCGACGTAGAATTTTACTGCTGATGTATCCGTACAGTCAATGCGATAAATGTTGTAAGTCTCAGCTACAAGTGCTGTACTGGCATCATTATCGTCGTCATCGGTGTCGCCATTGTCCGTCTCCCATAAAAGGGCTGTAGAAGTGGTCGCTCCACTTTCAAGCCTGAACCATGCATTTGTTGCTATATCATCAAGATCAGTGGCATGTGTGCTGGCAAGCCCCCAAACTGCCTGAACTGTCTCCGTCCCCGTGGTCGGCAACACCATAAAAGTGAGCCGTGTTTCAAATATAAGCCCCTGAGCCATGCTTAGACAAAGATTATTTGTAAAGTGAACAGCCCCAACTTCAGCATTATCATCTGCATCTACAATAATTTCTAAGACACCATTAACAGTATCGTCGTCAAGTGCAATTGCAGTGTTTAGATTGGTTTCAGTTGTGCCCCAGAGAGTTGTATTGTACGCCTCTCCAAGAAAATCATCATAAAACTGGATGGGGTACATCCCTTGCAAAGTTTCGCCATTCGACCCATCGTAGAATACTTGTCTACCATGCGCCCATTTTGACCAATTACTTTTTACTATTCCCATAACTTGTTACCCTCCGCTTTTTAAAGCACCTAAAATTAGGTGAAGGTATTGATGTTAAGGCGGGCATGTTTCAGCCCGCCCGGTTATTTACTAATTTACGCCAAGCAAGTCTCTGATCTGTTTTCCTTAAATCGTGGTTTAAGAATAGCAGTACCGCTTACTAATCCGGTGCCGCTACTTCCTTCCACAAACTTGCAAGTAAGCCATTCTTCTGAATTGGCTATATCCATAGACGCTGAATCAACTTCAACTACCAGCATAAAATTGCTGTAAGTTCCATGGGTAATTGATAATGTGGCTGCATTTGTCCATGCAGCCAAAACATCGCAAGAGGTAGCACTACCAGCCGTAGCAGTTCCTAGCGCTGCACCACCAAACGCATAATTGAAATACATAGCGGAAGTACATGCCGCATCAGTAGTCCCCGAATTTACGGTAAGGGTTGCCGATGCAGTGCCGAGAGTGTTAAAAACAAATATAAATGTGGCTTCATGAAATCCCTTCATATTGATAGAATCAGTGTAAACCGTACCACTAATATTTATTTCTTGGGCAACGGGTACAATTTTGTAATTTTCAGCTAACATAATTTAAACCTCCTTGTACTTATTAAAATACTGTATTAATTAACCGCCTCTTTTGGCTTTTGGATAACAAAAGAGGCGGTTAAAATCAATTAAATTAAATACTTAAGTTACTTTATTGCTTATTAGCTTCTGGTGGCTAAGGCAACAAAATGCGATAGAGTAGATCCTGACCCACCATTCATCGGCGTCAACGCTGTGGCCCTTATAGGTTGCCCGTCAATTCGCAAAATAAACCGAAAACATTGCTGATCCGTTAAGAAGGCTACATGGATACTCATGTCGGTTTTAATACCGCCCTTATCGGCTAAAATATAGCCATTGTTGAAATCCGCTAAAATTATATCCCCGACGGTTCCTAGTGTGGGGCATTGTTCAATTGGGATTACCGGACGGCCATAAAGCGTGTCATACGGCAAACCAGAAAGACCACCGGCAGGCATATATACAGGTACACCACCTGTGCCTATAGCAAGGCCCATAGAGTGTAACTCAGGCTCAACATTTTGGTTGATTAACCAAACAGAATTTGCGCGTGAAGAAGCAAACAACCTTGATCTCATCTTCATGATATTTTTAGCATTTATCGTTGCCGCGGGCTGTCCTGTTTCCTTTGCTACTGAAACTAAAGACCCAGCATTCATAATCCCTAGTGGTTGCCCTGCGCCAGTACCATTAATCATTACATTATCTATAGCAAAGCCCATTTCCGAAGTAAATGCCGACTTACACTCTGATTCCAATACTGAAGAATCGTCCATCATTTCACTTGTAAGATATACAAGCCCAGCAACCTTCTTGAGTTTTAAGTCAATTTGTCTAAATTTTGGTTTCGTTGCTGTTATAGTCCCTGCCTCATCAATCCAATAGACCTGTACTCCCCCATGCCGTGATCCCGTAGCTCTGCTTGTTTCATCAAACCCGTTTATTGTGGTAGAATTTGCATTACCGCTAATAGGGATACGCCTTGGTTTTGATGCTAATAAACCAGTTTCAAAAACATCCTTCAATAATTCTGTAGAAAAATCGCTTTGGACCAGAAAACCGCCATCAGAAGGGACAGTCTCCCCTAACCCCGTAGCTGCATTAGATATCCTTAATCTTGGATCTGTAGATCCACCGGGGAGGGATGCATTCATAACTGCCGTCACTTGCTGGCCAAAACTTAAGAATCTATCCTTGGTAGCTCTGTTGTCCCCTACCACCATTCCACTGCTTTGTACTGTCTGTGGTTTATCCGGTTGCCCAAGTTGGTTTGCAATCTTCTCTTCCCTCTCCATTGTTTTGATAATTTCCTGGTATTCACTAACAGTATCCATAAGCTCATTCTTTAAAAGAAGTTCCGCACCACTTAAGTCGCGGTTCTCATTGGTCGCTTTTGCGTCAATATCAGCGACTTTTTTCATGAGCGTTTTGGTATCTTCTTTGTACTGACTCAAAGTTTTCATAAATTATT